TTAACACCATAATGGCAGGATTAAGTTATTCAGGATTAATTACACAAATTAGAAACTACACAGAAGTAGATTCTAATGTCTTAACAGCGGATCAACTAGAAAATATTATTTTAAATGCGCAATATAGAATTATGCGTGATGTTCCAATTGACGCTGATAGAAAACAACAAATAGGTAATTTAGTTACAGGGCAAGAAACAATAAATGCTCCGGCAGGGTGTTTATTTATTAGAGCAATACAGGTGTATGATTCTACCTCTGTCACAACAGGAGCGAATGTATTTTTGGAGAAAAAAGATGTTACTTATTTACAAGAGTATATTTCATCTACAGAATCATCAAAAAGAGGGCAGCCTAAATATTACGCTATGTTTGGAGGAGCTACTGGAGATGGAGATACAAATTCAGGTAGAATGATGTTTGCTCCCGTGCCTGATACTACGTATAAATTTAGAGTTCATTTTAATAAAATGCCAGCTACTTTAGCCTCCGATAATACAACGAACTATATCAGTCTAAATTTCCCTAATGGCCTATTATATTGCTGTCTAGCAGAGACATATGCTTTCTTAAAAGGTCCACAAGATATGTTGACACTCTACGAAAATAAGTATAAACAAGAAATTGAAAGGTTTGGTTCTGAACAAATCGGTAGACGTAGAAGAGACGACTACACAGATGGTGCGGTTAGAATACCAATACCTTCAAATAACCCGTAAGGAGTTTTTATATGGCAATTACATCGGCAGTATGCACAAGTTTTAAAGTAGAACTTTTAAAAGGAGTTCATAATTTTACAGCAACAACAGGTAATACTTTTAAGATTGCTTTGTACACTAGCTCTGCAACTCTAGGCGCTAGCACGACAGCTTATACAACGTCAAACGAGATCACTAATACTTCTGGAACGGCCTATACAGCAGCCGGTGCAACGTTAACAAGCGTAACTCCAGTTGCTTCAAGCACAACTGCAGTTTGTGATTTTGCAGATGTAAGTTATACAGATGCATCATTTACAGCGAACGGTTGTCTAATTTATAACGACACGGCAACAGGTGATCCTGCGTGTGCGGTCATTGCTTTCGGCGGTGATAAAACTGTAACTAGCGGAACTTTCACAATTCAATTTCCAACAGCAGACGCTACAAACGCTATCATAAGATTAGCATAGGAGTAACGACGGATGTCCGTTACTAGAACATATACAGTAACGGTGGTCAGCACCGACTCTGGAAATAAATATTTTATTGATGGTGTTCAACAAGATACTCTCTATTTAGCTGAAAGTGGGACTTACAAATTTGATCAAGCTGATTCTTCTAACACATATCACCCATTAAGATTTTCTACTACAAGCAACGGAACACACTCAGGTGGAAGTGAGTATACGACCGGAGTTACAACCAACGGAACACCAGGGTCTTCAGGGGCTTATACTCAAATTACTGTAGCGACTGATGCACCAACTTTATATTATTATTGCACTAACCACTCAGGAATGGGAGGAACTGCAAATACACCAACTCCTGACACATGGGGAGCTTTAGGTTGGAATACTAATCTTTGGGGAACTAATGAGGAGTTTGCTGTAGGTTGGGGAGCTAGAGCATGGAATGATGGTGAGTGGGGTGAACTTAAAGATGAAACACTTACTTTAACGGGTGTATCTGCAACAGTATCAGTTGGAGATATTGTTGCTTTTCCTGAACAAGGTTGGGGCAGAGATACGTGGAACTTTGAATCTTGGGGTGAATCAAGTTTAACAGTAGAATTAACTGCACCTGATGCAATTGTATCAGACTCAGGCCCTAATGGTTGGAGTAATGCGTCTTATGGTGAAAATGGTTGGGGAATGTTTACACTTAACCCTGCCGACGTAATTGGGCTAACGGGTGTATCTTCAACTTCAAGTGTTGGCTCTGTTTCATTTACAATAGACACAGAATTTGCACTATCAGGAGTGGCTATAACTTCTGGTGTTGGAGCGATTGATCCTACCGCAGAAGTTGTTGGACCAACAGGTCAAGCAATGACTTCTTCCGTTGGTTCTATTGCACCAGCAGATGTAATGGGATTAACTGGAGTATCTGCAACGTTCAGTATTGGAAGTGTAACTATTGCATCAAATCCAGTAATAAATGTAACAGGTCAGGCAATAACTTCTAGTGTAGGATCAATAGATCCTTTAGCTATTGTGATGGGACTTACTGGAGTTTCAGCAACGGCTAGTGTAGGATCTACTATTGTAGCAGATTTCACAATAGGTTTAACAGGACAATCTGCAACTGCTTCTGTAGCTGGTTTTGGCACTGCAACAGGATTTGGAATTCAAGCTTATTCTGATGTTGACACAGGTTCAAATACGAGTTATACAGATGCAGCTTAGGAACCAAAGCAATTAGGAGATAAAATATGGCATCAACATATACACCTTTAGGAGTAGAACTTCAGGCAACTGGTGAAAACGCAGGAACGTGGGGGACTAAAACTAATACCAATTTACAAATTATAGAACAAATTTCTGGTGGATTTACACAACAAGCAGTAACAAGTGGTGGCACAGTTAATTTATCTGTTTCAGATGGATCAACTGGTGCAGTTTTATCTCACAGAATGATTGAGTTTACAGGTTCATTATCTGATAATGCAGTTGTTACAATACCTTTAGATGTTCAAACTTTTTACTTTTTAAGAAATTCAACATCAGGTGCTTATACAGTACAATTTAAATATGTAACTGGATCAGGAGATTCTTTTACTTTTTCAGCTACAGACAAAGGTGATCAATTAGTTTTCGCAACAGCTAATGATGGAACTAACCCTGATATCATGACTCTAGCTTTTGGAGACGGAGATGTTACAACAACTGGAACACAGACTTTAACAAACAAAACTTTAACATCACCTAAAATTGGTACTTCTATTTTAGACACTAACGGAAATGAAGTAGCTTTAATTACAGCTACAAGTTCAGCAGTTAATGAAGTTACTTTTGTAAATGCTGCTACAGGAAATAATCCATCTCTTACAGCTTCAGGTGGTGATTCAAATGTAGGTCTAGCATTAAAAACAAAAGGGACTGGAGTAATTCAAGCAGAAGATTCAGGCGGAAACGTATCTGCAGTTAAGATAGCAGGTAAAGAAACTATTTGGGTTCCTGCTAATTCTATGTATCCTAACACAACAAACGGATGTGCAGAGATAGCTCAAACAGAATTATCAAATGGACCTGAAATTAAAACATTAGATTTTGATAAAGACTCTGATGAGAACGCTCAATTTTCTGTTGCTTTTCCAAAATCTTGGAATGAAGGCACAGTAACTTTTCAAGCATTCTTTACAGCAGATTCAACAAATACAGGAACTGTATCTTGGGATTTAGCAGGAGTTGCAGTCTCTGATAATGATACTTGTAACGTGGCGTTTGGAACAGCGGTTGCACCAACTGCAAAAGCTCACAGCGGTACGGCAAACGATTTAGACGTAACAGCAGAAAGTGGAGCAATAACTATTGCTGGTTCACCAGCAGCAGGAGATCAGGTGTTTTTTCAAATCACAAGAGATGTATCAGACGATTCTTTAACAGCTGATGCGAAACTATTAGGGATCAAATTATTCTTCACAACAGACGCTGCTAACGATCTATAAGGAGGATAAATGTCAGGATTCGGATATAACATTCTAGGTTTTGGGGGTGGTGGAGTACCATTAGATCCATTTCCAACGGGTTCAGGTGGAAATACAACAGAAACCGTTCAAACTAATTTTAAATTACATACCTTTACATCGTCAGGTCAGTTCACTTGGACTAGAGGTAGTGATGCTCAATATGGAAATAAAATTCAATTTTTACTTGTAGCTGGTGGAGCCGGAGGAGCAGCTGACCATGCAGGAGGTGGAGGAGCCGGGGGTTACTTTTATAATGGTGATTACACTGGTTCTTTAAGTTCAGGAATTTATGCCGTTACAGTGGGAGGCGGCGGTGCTGGAGGACAACAATCTGGAACTCCAGGAACTCAACCAGGGAATGATGGTCAAGATTCTTCTATTTCGACGTTCTCTGCAACAGGAGGCGGCGGAGGCGGTGCCTACAACGTTAACGGAGAACAAGGTGGCTCTGGAGGTGGCTCTGGGGCAGGATCAGGTATGAATACAGGTGGCGAAGGAAACGTTCCTTCAAGATCACCAAGTCAAGGAAATGACGGAGGAAACGGCGGAAGTCAAACACCTGATTGGGTGGCCGGCGGCGGCGGCGGAGCAGGCGCGGCAGGCACATCAGGATCGCCAGGATCTGCAGGACACGGCGGAAACGGACAAAATGCTTCTCCATTAGAAACAACGACTCGAGCTGGAGGCGGCGGAGGCGGCGCCCAACGTATGGGAATGAGTTCTGGCCCAGCAGGAAATGGCGGAACGGGCGGAGGCGGCGGCGGTTTCGCTGGAGCTCAAGGAGGACAAAATGCAACCGCAAATACGGGCGGCGGCGGAGGCGGCGGCGGATCGTCTGGACAATTTGGAGGTAATGGAGGAACAGGTATTGTTTTAATACAATACAAGTTTCAATAATCATGGCTACATTTTGTAAAATAGATGCAGAGGGTAAAGTAAAAGAAATTCACGCGGTCAGTGATTCTGATTGTTTAGACGAAAATGGAAATGAATCAGAAGCTGTTGGAGTTGCTTTCTTAACAAAAGTTTTTGGTCATACTGATTGGAAACAATGTTCTTATAATACAGGCATTAGAATAAAAAACGATGGAGAATTAGAAACCTATCACAAAGATGGTGGAACTCCGTTTAGAGGCACGTATCCAGCTAAAGGTTATTTTTATCACGAAGCAGGAGATTTTTTTCATCCACCACAACCTTTTAATTCTTGGACTTTGGACACCACTCAAAAAGGATGGAAAGCCCCAGTTACTTACCCTAGCGTAAGAACTTATCCAAAAACACAATTTGATTCTGAACAAAATGCAGAGGTTGAAGATCAAATACCTTATTTCATTGGTTGGGATGAAGACAATCAAAGATGGTTAGGAACAGATAAAGAAGAACCTGCAAATAATTTTATTTGGAATCCATCTACATCTAGCTGGGATCCAGCTTAATTATAAGGTCTACCTAACATCCAAGCAACTAAAGACCATCTAGTTCCTTTGGTAACAGGTGTAACTCTATGAAAAACAAAGGAAGGAAAGAAAGTTATAGACCCTTGTAATTTAGATTCTTTAAAACTAACTTTTTTATCATTTAAAGTATCTTGAAAATTAAATTCTAAATCTCCTCCTTCGTAAGTTGAAGGATCTGTTAAGTTTAAAGTCATAGATATTTTTCTAAGTTTATTTCTAAAATTAACATTAACATGATTATTTTCATAAGGTTCATTTCTAGCGTCTCTATGCCAATGATAAAATTGATTTTTTGTGTATCGAGTAAGTTGTAAAGATTCAATAAAATCTACTTGAAAATTCCAACCAGCATTTTTGTTAGCAGACTCTGCATATTTATTAACCATGTCAAAAAGATATTGGTTGTTTAACCAAACAATTTTAGAATTTCTTGTATTTTTTAGCTCGGAGTTTTTGTGTATCTTTGCCTTTTTAAAAGACTTATGACCCTCATCTATTATTCTTTGGCATTGATCAACAGAAATCGCAGATTTAAATATCCAACAATAATTTGTTAAATTCATATTTTACTTCTCATTGACTTTCATATATAATCTTGTATCATTACTTAAGAAATATGAAAAGGATAATTATAGTCACCAATGAAGTTACTGGTTTAATATCTGCTTTAATCTTAAAACAAAAATTTATTGATTCAGAAATTAAAGTCATAGCTTCTACAAAGAAAAACCCGCTAGGAAGTCTAACGGATACCACAAATGATTTTCAAGATTTTATGGGCTTTACAGGTATTAATCTTCAAGATTTATTTAAGTCATGCGATGCTGCATTAAAGTGGGGCTCTAAATTTAAAAATTGGTCTAAAGATGATTTTATATCAACATATATAACACATCCTCATTCTAGAGAGTTTGGTCAATATTTATTTATGTGGGGTGAGTTTATAAAAAAAGATATCTCAAGCAAAGAAATGTGGCACCCTAACGTATGGGAAAGTTTAATTAATAAAACACATCATCCATTAATGCATCAATTAAATAGAGATAAACTTTATAAACATTTAGAAAAAATTTGTTCATTAAGAGAAATACAAATTGTTAAAGATAACATAACTAGTGTTGAGGTTGATAAGAACAGTATTAAAAGTTTGAAAGGTAGTCAAAACTATATCGCAGATTTTTACATAGATATAACAGGATTAGATAGAAAATTAATAAAACACTTATCTCCTGAATGGATATCTTGTAAAGATATGTTATCCAATAATGAAGCAACTGTCGTTGAAGAAAAAGTTGGAAAAGAATGTTTAGTGTATACCACAAACACAAAACTAAAACATGGCTGGTCACAGAGTATAAACGATTATAAAAACCAGACTACTGTATATTATTATGATAATAAAAAATCAGAATCTAATAGAGTGGGTAAAAAAATTACTTTTGAACAAGGATATTATAAAGAAACTTTTATAAACAATTGTTGTGCTATTGGAATGGCTAGTGGTTTTATTGAACCCATACATGGCCACTCACTTACATTAGGTATAAATCAAACCTATCTTCTTATGCACCATTTACCTAATGCAAATAAGTTTATGCGTAAGTTTTATAATTTAGGTAATTTAAATATGTATGAAAATATTAGAGACTTAACTTATCTTACTTATATGAATAATAGTAATTTTAATCCGTCAGAAAATTTACATGATTATTTAGAGGTTTGGAAGCATAGACTGCCTATTCACGAAGACTTACCTCACAGATTTTCTTTATACAAATCTCTTCATTTTATTGTGTTGTTGCATGGACTAGGTTTTTTAAAAAAACATAAAAAAGAATTATTAAAAGAATATAACTCTATGAATAATATGCTTCATAGTTTAGCCGAAAGCTACTGGCTAGATTATAAAAAAACCTTTGAATTTAAAGGTATGCCTCATAAAGATTATTTAAAATTTCATCACCACTCATGACACCTAAATTTAGATATTGGTTTTGTAAGGACGTTTACAATTCATCTCAAATTAAGCAATTAAATAAGCTTATTAATAAAGAAATAAAGAAAGGAAAACTTGAAGGATCAGACAATCCAGCGAGACTTGCGACTAAAACTTCTAAAGTTCATATTGTTGATTATGCTCCATTAAGACAGGCTCTTATGCCTTTTGAAAAAAATGCTTTTTTTGCTAACGAAATGAATTTTAATTACACTCTATATCCAATATCAAATAAAAATGTAAATTATAATATTTATAATCCAGGAACTGAGTACACATGGCATGTAGATAAAGATGTAACCGCGCAATATGATATGAAACTTACTTGTCTATTAAATCTTTCTGAGAAACCTTTTAAAGGAGGAGAGTTTTTAATATTTGAAGGAGTGGAGTATGTTGCGGAAGAATTAAATAAACCAGGTTCAATGATTATTTTTCCTAGTTTTATGAATCATAAAGTTAATCCAATTAAATCAGGGCAAAGAAGAACACTAACTCTATGGCTTAATGGACCTAAGTTTCAATAATTTTACACAAAAAATTTGTTCTGTGCAGACGGATATTACAAAAGAACTTTTGTATCAGCTTGAAAACATGAAATTATATGAAGACAAATCTCAATTAAATAATTATGACAAGACATCTTTATTTGATCGTGTTGTTTACGATCAAGTATTTAATTTTTTAAATGAATACATAGTTCCGATTATAAATAAATATGGTTACGAAAAATTTAAATTAATAAATTGTTGGAACCAAAGATATTATAAAAATGATTACCACTCTTTACACACCCATAATAATGGTAAGAATAACTTCTCATGCATCTTATATATTAAATGCAAAGAAAAATCTTCTGCCACACGTTTTTATCCTCCAGGATATCCTTATATTGTTTTTAATGAGTTTATTGATATCTACCCAAAGGTGGGTAAACTTGTTGTCTTTCCAGGCTACTTGCCTCACGAAGTTTTACCCAACAAAGATGACGAGCGTCTAATCATGTCAGCAAATATAGAGGTAGAGTAAAATGAGCTATAAAATTATACCTAATCTTTTGCCTGAAATACAATTTAAAGGATTACAACATTATATAATGAGCAATAATTTTCCTTGGTTTTTTGTGAAAAAACTAAATGTTCATCAAACTGATGATAAAGACAATAATGAATTTTATTTAAATAAAGTAATATATAATGATGCGAATAACGTAAGAGATAATTATTCCTTTAATATGTTTCAGCCTCTTGTAAACGCTTTAAAAATAAAAACTTTATGTAGAATACATGTTAATTGTTATATTAAATCTAATGAATTAATTGAACATACTCCTCATCGAGATCAACTTTTTCCCTGTAAGGCTGCTGTTTTTTCTTTAAATACTTGCAATGGTTATACAACTCTTGTTGAAGACAAAGTCAATATTCCGTCTATCGAAAATCAAGTCGTTATTTTTAATGGTGACAAATTACATAATTCTACAAGTGTCACTGATTCGCCTAGAAGAGTTAATATAAATTTAAATTGGTATGATAAATAAAATTATAATTGTAGGTGGAGGATCTGCAGGTTGGATGACAGCCGCAACCTTAATACATCAATTTCCAAAAAAGAAAATAGTTTTAATAGAGTCCCCCAATATTCCAACTGTAGGAGTAGGTGAAAGCACCATTGTTCAAATAAATCGATGGAAAACTATGTTAGGCATCGAAGACAAAGACTTTATGAAACATTGTGATGCTAGTTATAAATTAGGAATAAGGTTTGAAGATTTTTACAAGAAAGGAGACGGTGGTTTTTTCTATCCTTTTGGTCAGGTTGATATTGAAGAAAATAGGTCTGGTTTAAACGATTGGTATTTTAAAAAATTACGTAAACCAAAGACTCCCCTATCTGATTATGCAGAAAGCATTTATCCTGTAATGTCTCTAATTAAACAAAACAAAATAACAGATAAAAATTTATTTGCTGGATTTAATTTACAAAGAGATGCTGCCTATCACATGGATGCAACAAAATTTGGTTTATGGTTGAGAGATCACTATTGTTTACCTAAAAAAGTTATTCACATAAAAGAAGATATTAAAAGTATCGAACAAGATGAAGAGGGTATTAAAACTTTAAATAAAAAGCATAAGGCAGATTTATTTATTGACTGCACAGGTTTTAAATCTTTATTAATAGAAGAAACATTAGAATCAGAGTTTATAGACTATTCCTCTTTGTTGCCTAATAATTCAGCTTGGGCTACTAAATTAAATTATAAAAATAAAGAGAAAGAATTAAACTCTTACACAAACTGTCAGGCATTAGACAATGGTTGGATGTGGACTATACCTTTGTGGTCAAGAATGGGTAAAGGATATGTTTACTCAAATAAGTTTGTATCTGATGATGAAGCATTAAAAGAATTTAAAAAACATCTACCTAAAGGATCACATAAATTTAATCACATAAAAATGAAAGTAGGTATACACAAAGAACTGTGGAAGAAAAATGTTTGTGCTATAGGTTTATCTGCAGGATTTATAGAACCACTAGAAAGCAATGGTTTATATACTGTGCATGAATTTTTAGTTCAGTTATGTAGAACGTTAGAACGAGGAGATGTCTCTCAGTGGGATAAGGATTATTATTCTTGGTCTTGTCGTTTGATCTTTGATACCTTTGCAGAGTTTGTAGCTTTACATTATGCTTTGTCTCATAGAAAAGATACTAAATATTGGAAGAATAATTTTAATAAAAGATTTTACCCTGAACATGTTGAAGGACTATCAAATAAATTTCCAACTAGTTTTCAAACTATATCTCACAATAAATTTAAAGAATTTCAATACAATCCTGTTGGTGGAATACACTCCGTAGCTACGGGATTAAATTTCTTTCCCACAGATTCAGCGTCTTTAAAATACTACAACATGAAATCAGACTTAAAAGATTTTGATTGGGAGACATGTATTAATAATCTAGAAGCAAAAAAAGAAAGATGGAATAAAATTATAAAAAAAGAACCATCTCTTTATGAATATCTAAAGGAAAATATTTATGCGTCATCATGATGAAAATTTAAAAGATAAGTATTCTTTTTATTATTGGGGACCTTATTTATTTCAAACAGCGATATCTCCCAAGGTAGCTAAAACTTTATTAAGTGAAGGTAAAAAACTAACAAAAAAATTTAATGAAAGTTTAGCAGGTCAGATTAAAAAAGAGTTTATTTATACTGACGCTTCTTTCTTTATGCCTGAGTTTACAAGAATTGTTGATTTATACTTAGAAGGATATAGGCATTTTGCAAATTTACCTAACTATAAAGCCACTTTTAATTTTAAAAATATGTGGATTAATTATCAAAAGAAAAATGAATATAATCCTCCACACATACATTTTGATTGCTCACATTCTTTTGTGATATATTTAAAAATGCCTAAACAAATAAAAAAAGAATATTTAAGGAATAAAACACAATCAGCAGGAGCGGGTGCTATAAATTTTTTTTATGGCGAATATAACGAGTGGTCTAATACTAGTCATGCTTTCCTCCCTGAAGAAAATATGATATTTGTCTTCCCTTCTTTCTTACAGCATTATGTAGAGGCTTTTAAAAGTGACGTAACTCGTATCACTGTTGCAGGTAATTTTTCATTGATAAGGGCTAAAATCTGATATAATCTAGGTGCCTATGGCATTACAAAAAGTACAGTTTCTACCAGGATTTAACAAACAGATCACCGACACTCAAGCCGAAGGTCAATGGGTAGATGGAGATAATGTAAGATTTAGATATGGTACGCCTGAAAAAATAGGTGGTTGGCAACAGTTAGGTAATAACAAACTAACAGGTGCAGCTAGAGCTATGCATCATATTGTAAATAGAAGTGGTCAAAAGTTTTCAATTATAGGTACAAACAGAATTTTATACGCTTACTCAGGAGGTGTGTTTTATGACATACATCCTATTAGAGCCACTACTACGCTTACTAGCGCTTTTACCACAACAAATGGATCAGCTGTAGTTACAATAACTTTTTCCTCTGGTCACAGCCTTGCTCCTGGAGACATAGTATTACTAGATAACTTTAGCACTATTACAGGATCTAATTTTGGTGCATCGGATTTTGATGATAAAAAATTTATGGTAACAAGCACACCAACAAACGTGACAATAACAATTACAATGCCGTCAGCAGAAACAGGATCAGGTGCCACAACATCAGGTGGTATTAGGGTTCAGTCTTATTATTCAGTTGGCCCAGCAGAACAGTTACCAGGCTTTGGTTGGGGTTTAGCTTCTTATGGTGGTACAGTAGCTAACGCACTTACCACAACTTTAAATGGAGCAATCGATGCCTCTACAACAACTATTGTTTTAACAAGCGCTGTTAACTTTCCTTCAACTGGAACAAATCACATACAGATAGGATCTGAAGAAATATCTTATACAGGAATCTCAGGTAGTACACTAACAGGCGTGACACGAGGAGCTAGAGGCACAACAGCAGCATCACACTCTGATGGTGCAACGATTACAAATACTTCTGACTTTGTGGCATGGGGTGAGGCAGCATCAGGAGATTTAGTAATTGATCCAGGTCTTTGGTCTATAGATAACTTTGGTGGTAAAATTATTGCACTAATACATAACGCACAAGTTTTTGAATGGGATTCAAATGCAGCAAACGCAACTGTAACAAGAGCCACAATTATTTCTGGTGCACCAACTGCATCAAGAGATATGATTGTATCTACACCAGATAGACACTTAGTGTTCTTTGGAACAGAAACCACTATAGGGACGCCAAGCACACAAGATGAAATGTTTATTAGATTTTCCAACCAAGAGGACATTAATACGTACACACCTACAGCAACCAATACTGCTGGTACACAGAGACTGGCCGACGGATCACGGATCATGGGAGCCGTCAGAGGTCGTGATGCGATCTACGTTTGGACAGATACTGCTTTATTTACACAAAGATTTATCGGACCTCCTTTTACATTTGGTTTTGCACAGGTAGGTACAAACTGTGGACTAATAGGACAGAATGCTGCGGTAGAGGTAGATGGTGCTGCATATTGGTTTTCAGAAAATGGTTTCTTTAAATATGCTGGTGCTCTACAATCATTACCATGTTTAGTAGAGGACTTTGTTTACAATGATTTAAACACCACTGCTAATCAACTTATCAACGCAGGATTAAATAATTTGTTTGGTGAAATTAATTGGTTCTACTCTTCTTCTGGTGCAACAGTTATTGATAGATGTGTAACTTACAATTACATTGAGTCCACACCTCAAAGACCTGTTTGGACTACAAGCACATTAGACAGAACAACATGGCAAGACTCTGCTGTATTTGGTAAACCACATGCCACAGATTACGATGCTGACTCTAACAACTCTTATGATGTTGTTGGTAATACAGATGGATGCACAATCTATTACGAGCACGAGACTGGCACAGATCAAGTAACAACCACAGCCACAACAGCGATAACTTCTAATATTGAGTCTGGAGACTTTGATATAAGTCAAGGTGGTGATGGTGAGTTCTTTGCAAAAATAAGAAGATTTATACCAGACTTTGTATCTCAAACTGGTAACACACAAATTACATTACAATTAAGAAACTATTCTAATGATTCACAAGCAAGTTCTGCTCTTGGACCTTTTACAATTAGTTCATCTACAACAAAGGTAGATACTAGAGCTAGGGCTAGGGCAGTATCTTTAAAAATAGCAAACACAGCTGCACAACAGAATTGGAAGCTAGGTGGATTTAGATTAGACATACAACCAGACGGTAGAAGATAATGGCAAAGATAGTTCAAATATTAACAAGACCTTCTAGAGAATATAGTCAAGACGTAGCTGATGCACAGGTAAGAGATCTTGATAGTATAATACAAAAATTAAACACTACATTTCAACAAGAACTAAAGGATGAAGTAGACGCACAAAACTTCTTTTTAAATTAATGTCAAATAGCTTCGTAAATGCAAAATTAGATTTAACATCAACAGACAACACAACGTTGTATACAACTCCAAGTGCCAACGTTGCTTTGGTAAAATCAATACTAGTATCTAACGATTCTGGCTCTGGATGTAATCTAGATGTTACTTTAACAGATAGCTCTGGTAATGTGTTTAGTTTGTTTAAAACTAAATCCGTAGCATCTAATACAACAACAGAACTTTTAACTCACCCTCTCGTAGTGGAAGAAAGTGAGGTGCTAAAAGTACAAGCCAGTGATGCAAATGAACTACATGTCATAGCTTCCATATTACAAATACAGCCAAGAGAGGTAACAACATAATGAAAACGTTAAAACCAAAAGAGATTATAACCACTATTTCCAATATAAAAACGGGGGAAATATACAAAACGGAGGAGGAATGGAGGACTAAGGGTATACCTGAAACAGAGATAAGAAGGGATGTAAAAGTAATCATGCCATCTCTTGATTTGTTTCCAAAAACCAAGTAATGTGTAAAATTACAGGATTTCTACCTGCTTAAACTTTAACTAAATTATGGCAATATCTAGATCAAAAATGAACAGACAATTACGAGAAGGCGGCGGAATAATGAATGTTGCTCGTAGAGAGCAATTTGGTTTAGGAAGTAAATTAAAAAAATTTGTAAGAAAAGTTATTCCTAATGAAATTTCAAAAGTAGCTGTTCAAGCTGCTCCTTTTGTTGCACCATTTAACCCTGCATTGGCAGGAGCTATGGCAGGTATAGGATCTTTTGATCAAACAGGAAGTTTAACTGATGCGTTTAAATCAGGAGCATTAACTTATGGAGGTGGTCAAGTTGCAAGATATGTAGGTGGTGCAGGATTTCAACAAAATCCATTTACTCAAGGTGGAGCATTTAGAGGTGGCCTTGAAGGATTTAAAGGAGGATTTAC